CGAGCCCGCTCTCGATGCTCTCGGGCACGGTGAGCTTGCGCCCGCAGCGCCCGCACTTGCCCTCGTGCCAGATCTCGACGCCGTCGTACGATTGGCCAGCGGCCACGCGCGCCCACGTCCAGGCGAACGCCTTGGCGCTCGATGCGTCCGCGCCGACCTTGCTGCCCTTGGTGAAGCGGAACCGCCGGTCGCGACCGATCAGGCCCATGTACATGTAGTTCGACCAGTTGTCGGGGCCGTTGAGCAGGCTCACGAACCACGCGTCGCCCTGCTCCGTCTGCGCCACGCGATAGGTGAAGCGGTTGCCGGTCTTCACGCTGCGCAGCGTGAAGTAGGCTTTGCCAGCCAGGATGAAATCCGCTGGCGCGCTCACCTCGTGCGGCGCGCTCGCCTCGCGCACGCCGTTCTTCAGCGCGTCCTCGTACTCGCCGCCCGCCAACTCCATGAAGGAGTTTTCAAAGGGCGTGTTCATCGTTTTAGCGGTCATGGTCTTAGGTCTCCTGTGGGATTTCTGTGGAGGGCCAGCGCCCTTGCGAGGCGCCGCCTGCGTCTCGACGGCGCGTCCGCCGTCAGCCCTTCCGGGCTTCCCTACCGTCCACCGCGCTCGGACTTACGTGGATGCTTTCGATGGGGCAAGGCGCAAACGCCGCCTCGTAAGGGCGCTGGCCCGTGCGTCTCAGGCCGGGCTTGTGACCGGCCAGCCGCATTAACCGCGCTGTTAAGCGCGGCCACTCTGCGATTTCTCAGAGGTGAGGGAAGCGGAGGTCGGCGTTCTCCATCGCCGCCACGCGCTTCGCCCAACCCACCGCCGCCTCGTTGCGCAGGTCATGGTCAGCCGTCGCGTAGCCCGCGATGGCCAGCTTGACCGCGCCCATGAATTCCTGCTGCAAGGTGCGGTGCGAACGCTGGAGCGCGCCCACGATGGCGTCCGCCAACTCGCGGCTCGATCCGCCGTTGACCTCCTCGATCAGCTGCGCGACTTTCGCCTGTAACTCTTCCTGCCGCCTGGAGCGCGCCAGCGCCCGCTCGATCTCTTCGTCCGTCATGTATCTCGTCATCGTCGTTCTCCTCTCTCTCTCACTTCGTCCCCCAGCGCGCCGCGTCCGCCGCGCGCTTGGCCCGTCTCAGTTCCATCAGGTGGTCCGGCAGGTCCTTCGCGTAGCGCATGTCGCCCGCGCGCCTGCCGTACGCCGCTTCGAGCGCGGCCTGGAACCGGTCGTCTGCGGCCAGCGCGGCGCGCAGCAGGTCTTCGTTCGTCATTGCGCCACCTCCCAACCGCACGGCGACGGAACGTACGGCAGCGCCGCCACCGTTTCCGCCGCGTCGTTCACGCGCTCGATGCGGTGCGACCAGAAGGCGATGTCGCCGCCCTGCCGGTAGCTCAGCAGCCAGTCGCTGATGTACTCGCTGCGTTTCGCGCTGAGCGCGATCTGGATGGTTACCCGTTCGTTGAAGTTCATGTGTTTCGGGCCTCCTTTGCCCTCTGTGGACCGTGCTTGCGATATCGGTCCCGCCACATTAAGCGCGCGATGTGTCTCTTCCACCGCGCGCCCGCTCTGTTGATTGGTTCATCTCTTTCCTTTCCGCCTCAGGTTTCCGTCCGTCCTTGAGGTCTTCCGCCGGTCTGCGTACCCGGCTCTCTCGTGGGCAAACCCGCCTGCACTCCGTCTTCGTTGGCCGTTCGCTTTGGCCGGTTCACTCAGGACCGGCGCGGGAGGGATTCAGACGCATTGCCTGTCCTACCGCCCGCTTTTCCTGCCCCCCGATCCAGCCCGTCCGATCAGTGCGTCGGCGGCTCTCGGGAAGGCTTTCGCTTGCGAACTTCACACTAAGGAGGTTCTTGGGGTTGCCTTGGGAGCTATTCGGTTGTCAAGGATCGCGGAGGGAGGGAGCTTGAACGTCAGCGGGCTTCCTTCTTCTTTTCTTTTTCCTTTTTCTCTCTCCACTACTATAGATGCGGTCGCTGAGGCAAAGGTTGCTGGTTGCGGAAAGTATTTAGGACTTTGGGGTTAAACGGAGGAACTAGCGGTTGCTGGGGCAGAGGACTGGAAAAGGCGCGGAAAGGCCCTGGATCAGAGGTTGGACATTTGCGGACATTTTCGGACGAATTCGGACGCTGAGGTCCTAAGAGGTCAGGACTTGGGTCAGGGCTTGGTTGGGGTCGGCGGCTCTTCCGTCTCGGCTTCGAGGATCAGCGAGGATTGGCCCAAGGCTTTGGCATAGAGACCGCGAAGCTCGGAAATTACTTGGTCGCGGTCGACCGGCGCGGGCAGAGCCTGCGGCTGGTTGCGCGCCCGCTCTTTGGCCTCCCTCGCCTGCTCGTGCCTCAGCCGCAGTTCGTTCACGGCGTACTCTACCAGGAACCTGCCAGCTTCCAAGGCCCAACGCGGATCGTTGCACTGCGCTACGCGCACCGCCGCGCACAGGCCCTGCTGCAAGACCTTCCACGGGTCGCGCGTGTCGGTGATCGATTGCAGCACCGGCCTCTCCGCGCTCAGCGTCACGGTCAGCGTCGCCGGTGCTTTGACCTTCGTGCGCGAGACTGCGGTGGAAGGATCGGGCGGCGAGGGCATTGTGCCTAGCATAGCTCGCTTAGTTGCGGCCCGGTTTGGTTCCACCAAACCGGGGTGAATTCACCTGTGGCTTCCAGGCACAGCGGGCACAGCCCGCAGTGCCTGTCAAGACCTATTTAACATGTTGCTGATCGGCACAGAGACACAGCGCGCGGCGCGTGTCAAGTCCTTGGGGATAAGCGCTTTAGCGCGTCCTGGGCCGTGCTGGTTTGCGGACCAAACCAGACTCGTGCTTTGTTTTGTTTGGTTTAGCTTCGTTTGGTTTGGTTTCGTGTAAATTTCCTGCAATTTCACCCGTGGCTGGCCCGCGACGCGCGTGTAGCGTGTGAGCCACAGCCACAGGTGAAACGCCAGCCGGGGCTGCTGTCACCTGTGGCCACAGGCCACAGGTGAAACCTGGACCTACCCCGTACCGGGGCCGCCCGGCCGGCACTCAGCGAGTGCCGGGTCCCATCGCGCGCCCCGTAAATAGTAGCCACCGCCACGAGGTGTGCACCGTCCGACCGGTTGGCCGTGGAAGGCCCGTGGAAGGCCCGTGGAAAGCCTAAGCGGCAAACAAAAACGGTCGAGAACGTTTCAGGGGGGGGGTATGGGTATATTTACTGAAATGGGGTACCCTTCTTATGTAGAAATAGAAAGAAAGAAAGAAGGAAGGAAATAATGGAATAGTGGAATCACTAGATTCTACTGTTTTTAGGTCTACTAACGTATTCGTAGCTCTAGCCCTTTCCATTTATTCCACCCTTTCCACGCTGTTACCCCTCACCCCCCCCGTTTTCCGTTTCCACCCCCATACCCCCCTTTTCTGAAACGAAAATCGATGAATATGTTGTAACAATCGGCCATCGGTCATACACTCGAACCCCGTGGTATCTGGCTTAGAGCGCGCTCCAGTTCGGCCATCGAGTGGACCACGAAAGTGTATGCCCCAGCATGCGACCATTCCTCCAGGCGGTGGGTCTGGAGGGGCGTGGGGCTTTCGCCGGGGATTTTCAACTCGATCTGCCACGGGACGCCGCGCCAGACGCCGTAGAGGTCGGGATCTCCGGTGATTCCCATGACGCTGCCGTGGCGTTTACGCCACACGAAGGAGGGGTCGGTTTGATGCAGGGCGTTCAGGCGGCGGGCGATGGCGCGCAGCAGCTGGGATTCGAGCATCTACTTCCGGCGCACGAAGCCGATGCCGTCGTAGCCTTCCTTGCAGATGGCGGGCAGCTGGCGCTGGATGTTCTCGTGGATGCGCTCGACGGCGGCGCGGGGGACGGCGGCTGGGCCGCGCTCGCGCTGGGCCTTGACGCAGGTTTCCAGGCCGGTCTGCATGATGGCGGCGCTGATGCTGGCCCCGTGTTTGCGCGCGATATTGCGCACGGCGCGGCGGATGACGGGGTTGGCCGACGGGGAATCGAAGACGCAGTCTTTCCCTTCCGCCAGCGCGTGGTTGAGCTTTTTATAGGAACTGGCGAGCAGGTGGCCGTAGTTGTCGGCCTCGCCCTCGCGGAAGGCGTCGGTCGAGATGACGGTCGCGTTGGGGACGCGCCGGGCGTAGGTGGACTTGCCGCTGCCGGGCGGCCCGACCATTAAGGTGACGTGGGCCATGGATCTTATTTTATGAGAGCGCCGGGGCGATGGAAGTGCGCTACGATGAGAACCGGCAACTCTCAATTCGCGCTCGTTCCACCGACCGCGAGAATCCAATGGCCCGGTTATTATTCCCAACCGGGCTTTTGTTTTCTACAGCTGCTTCTTTTACTCCGCGCTAATTAAATCCGCCGGATCGAACGAGTCGGCCTCGCCCAGCGCGCAGGGCGCGCAGCAGGTCCAAGAGAGCGCGAGCGAAAGCTCGCGCGACGCCGGGGTATCGCAGTTGTCGCACAGCACCAGTCCGTCGCGGATGCGGTCCATGCTGCGGGCGCGAGCGATAATCTTTGCTTCCTTCGTCATGGCGCGATATAGGTCAAGTAGCCCGAGCGGCTTTATTCTACAGGAAGATTTTACTTCCTCGTCCACCGCCGTGGCGGCGATATCGAACAGGACGCGGCATTGCTCGCGGTACTCGTCCCCGGTGACGCGCCACTGGAGCTTGGCGGGCTCGCCGCAGCCGGGGCACTTCTGCGGCTGGCCGGGCTCGGGGTAGCGTCGGCCCAGCCGCCGCTCGACGATGTTGATCGGGCCGTAGTTGCAGTCGTCGTTGGCGCAGTAGAGTTCGAGGACCATCATGGGAATTCCCTTCACGGTCGCGGGCGCGAGCCAGAAGCGGAAGGGGCCGACGCGCCCGGCTGTCTCGATCTCGGGATCGAGGTTGCGCCAGCCCAGCCGCTCGCGCTTCTTCGACCGGCTTGCCCGTCCGAGCAGGGCGTGTTTCCCGGGGGTCTGCGGGGTCTCGCGCAGGCCGGGGAAGAGATCGTAGTTCTCGCTCATAGCTGCTTCCCCGCCGTCCGGTCGCGGCAGACGGGCGGCTTGGGCGGCGCGCGCTTTTCGACGAGGCCGAGGTCGCAGGCGAGGGTCATCATCCACTCGCCGATGACGACGGGATCAATGGCCGCGTCGCTGGCGAAGAGGAAGGGGGAGAGGCAGAGCCCCGCAGCGGCTTTGCCGCCGTCGTAGAAGCCGAGCTTCAGGAGCGCGATCTGGTCTTCGGTGAGCGTGCGGTTTTTGAGCATGAAGGCGCGGTATCGCTCCCACATTTTTTCGACGGGCCGGTTGGGGTCTTTGGGGTCTTTCATAGCTGGCTCGTCTCCATGGCGTCGGCGCACTTGAGCGCTTCTTCGATCTGGCGGTCGCCGGGCTGGTTCTTGCGGCTGGCGATGCGCATCGAGGCCCAGAAGCGGATCGTCTCGGGGGCGCACCGGTCGCGGCCCAGCAGGACGAAGAGCAACTCGTTCTCGCGGGCTTTGTTGAGGCAGCTGCCGGGGTCTTCCAGTTCGTCGGCCTTACGCATGTTCTTTCTCCTCGAAATTGAGGAAGCTCTCGATGGTCTCCTGAATCTCCTGGGCCAGCTTGATCTTGTTGGCCTTTCCCCAGCCGGGCGAGTCGGCGTCGAGAAAATAGACGGCCAGTTCGTAGCACTTTTCGTCGTAGGTCTTCATTGGATTCGGTCTCCTTTCTTTTTCCGCGCCTTCTTGGGCGGCTCTATCCACGGCATGCCCCAGCGGTAGGTCATGGTTTTTCTCCTGTGGGTGGTGATCTTGGCGCATGGCCCGTACTTGCCGACGGCGACGATGACGCCGTGAATCACTGCCGTGTTGCACATGCCGCCCCAAGCGTTGGGGTGGTTGCGCGGCTCGCCGATGACGGGGCTCATCACGCGCCGCAGGTCCTCGCCCAGGAAGCGGTCTTCCGGCCTGCCGCAGGCGCAGAGCGCGCTGACTAGCTCCTGGGCTCGGTCTTTCCACGCGCCGGAATTGGCGAGCACCCGCGCAATCGCCTCATCGCGCGCTCGGCGGGCGCCCTCCGGGTTGTAGCCGTTCAGGCTCATTTATCCGCCGCAGCGTTCAGCCGCCGCATGGCGGCCTCTACCGGCCCGTCCTGCGTCGCGGCCTCGGGGATCTCGGGCTCCGCGTGGCTGTTGGCCGCGCGGCGCTGGCGCGGCTTTCTCGCGGCGGGCGTCTCGATGTCGAGCCAGACCTCCTCGTCATCGGTGGTTGTGAGCAGGATCGAGCAGTTTCCGCCCCGGCGGGCGGCCTTCTCCAAGATCTGGTTCAGTTTGTCGGTGGTCACTTCAATCGTCATTGTGGTTTGTTGCTCCTTTCAAATTTGTTCGAGGGTCTTCTCCCAAGCCGGGCTCCAGACCCAGTTGCCGGTTCCGATCTTCGTCACCACGCCCGCCGTGAGCAGGCGCGACAGCAGGGCGTAGGCCGCGCTCTTCTGCCAGCCGATCTCCTTGGTGACGTCGGCGATGGCGAAGCCCTTGCCGCGAAAGGCGTGCAGCAGCATGCGCAGGCGCGGGAACTCTTCCGCCGCCGGGCCTTCGAGCACGAGGTCGAAATCGAGCGAGGCTTCCTCGAAGCGCACGACGGCTTCGAGGCCGCGCAGGTGGCGGCCCCGCACGCTGATGAAGCGCATGGGATCGTTTTCGGGAGCGCCGTGGAAGCGCTCGATAACGATCTGCGATTCGCCGATGGCCTGCATGGCGTAGCTGCCAGCGGCGCGCGAGTGGCGGTCAAGGTTGGCCGACGTTTTCGAGGTGTGATGGATCAGCACTATCGAGCAGCCCGCCTCCAGGGCCAGCTGGTGCAGTAGCAGCAGTTCGCCCGCTTCGATCTTGACGATGTCGCGCCCTCCCGAGTGGAAGCCGCGCAGCGCGGTGTAGCTGTCGAGCAGGACGATCCTGGCCTCGCGGTCCTTGATCAGCTTTTTCAGCCACGGGACGAACTCGGGATGGGTGAGCGTGAAGTCGAGATCGATCTCTTCGTTGACCGTGCAGTCGATGGGCTGGTTGGGGCGCGAGGCGCGCGCCTTTTCGATGAAGGTCTTGAGCGAAGCGAGGCCCGCCCGGTCGTCCCATTCGACGATCAGGCCGTTGGCCTGCTGGGTTCGGAAGTAGTCGAACAGGTGCAGGCTGTTGGCGCAGTTCATGACCAGCTGCACGCCCAAAACGGTCTTGCCGCTTTTGCTCGCGCCGACCAGCGTGGTCAGGCCGGGCATGTGCAGCATGTTTTCGACGAGCGGTTCTTTGTATGGGATGACCATAGAGCGCAGGGCCTCGAAAGGAAGCGCGACCGGCAGCGCGCGCGGTTTCTTTTCGGGCGGCGGCTGCTGCCGCAGCCACGCGTCCTGCGAGGGCAGGGCGAGCCATTCCTTGAGTTTTCTGAAGACGCGCTCGTCGACGATGGAGGCGAGCTTGATCTGGCCGGTGATCTCGTGGCCGTCCTCGTAATGCCGGTAGGTCGAGGCGGCGTCCGCGTTGGCCTGCGCGAGGTTGGCGGCCTCGCGCCAGATGACGCGGTAGACGGCGCGCAGGAAGCGCTGGGCGTCTTCGAGCGCCCACTGGGCGCGCGCGAACGATCCTGCGAGGGCGATAAAGATCTCGTGGCGCAGGCCTGCCTTCGCGTGGCGGCCCAGCATGGCGGCGGCGGCGGTCGCCTTGACGCGCGCGGCGAGCAGCGGCCCGGCCACGGTATTGGGGAAGCCGGGGCCGCCCGCGAATTCGTAGGGCTCGCCCGACGGGTGGACCGAGGGCGGGCACACGACCGGCATGCCGAGCTTGCCGTCCTTGGTCTGGCAGCGCAGTTCGATCAGCACGGCGTCGCCGGGCGATTCTTTTTCGAGAACCGGGTCGAGCAGCTTGAGCGATTGCGCCGCCGGTTCGGTATAGAACAAATGATGGCTGTTGGGGTTGCCGGGCCGCCCCCAGTTGAGGCCGGTGGGCGGCGCGTACTCGATGCGCGCCCACTTGACCTCTTCGCAGTCGTCGTCCTCGTCGGTGAGGTTGCGGGGCGGGTCGTCTCCCGTCCCGCCCATCAGGATGGCGTAGTTCTGCCGTTCGCCGTTGAAGTGCTGGGGCGCGAGGTCCGGCGTCAGGCGCAGATCGGGCCAGCCCGGCGTGGTCGACCCCTTTTGCATGAACGGGACCGGCACGAGCCAGAACCTGTACTTCTCCCAGTAAAAGCCGTGAACCTCCAGCGGGCTCATCGCCATAAGCGCTCCCCGGCGGCGTTAGAAGGGGATGTCGTCGTCTTTGATGTCGCTCGGCGGCGGGGCGGCGGGGGCGGCGGGCGGCCCGCCCTCGCCGGTGATCTCGTAGCGGTCCACGTCCACCTCCATGGGGGCGAGGAGCCCGCGCATGCGTTCGTGATAGGGCCGCATGATCCGGGTCTCTTCGCCGTTCAGCCTCTTCTCGGTCAGAAACTGGATGCGCGGGATGGTCATGCCGGTCGACGTGGTTCCGACTTCGAGCGAGAGCTTGGTGACCACGGCCCAGTAAGGGATGCCGCCGCACAACAGCGTGATCGTGTACTTCTCGAACAGCTGCAGCGAGGTGGGGCTGACGTCGAGGCGGTGCGGCAGGATCTGGCCCGGCAGCAGGAAGAGCATCTGGCGCAGTTCGCGGCAGGCCTGCCCGGCCCCTTGCGATCCGTCGGCGTTGCGCGCGGTCTTGAACTTCGCAAACGGGCAATCGCGGCAGTTGCCGCCGGGTTCGCCGATGCCCACGAAGCCGTCCGTCGAGGTGCAGGCGGGCGGCTGTTTCAGCGTCGGGTTGTAGGGCCGGTCGCCCCAGTAGACGCGGGCCGTACGGAAGCCGCCCAGAATGCCGCTGAGGATTCTCTCGGTCAGGAGGCCCGCCGCCGTCTCGACCTGGAACATGGCGGCGTCGCGCAGTACGCGGATGCGCGGCAGCTTGAGCACGTCGAACCGCTGCTGGCTGAAGTTGTCGTCGATCATCTGCAGGACGCCCTGCATGACTTGCGGGCTGGCGACCAGCGGGTATTCCGCCGGGCGCTCTACGATGTCAGAAGTCGCGATGTCAGAAGTCGTCATTTCTGTCTCCTTCGGTTCTTTCGTTTTGGTATTGGGTTTGTTGTTCATAGAGAGGGTCCTTCTCGGTCTCCATTACGACCAGCGAGTATTGCGGAACGACGTTGATGACGGCGGCGAGCGCCGGGTGCAGGCCAAGCTCGATCAGAACTTCGCGCTGCGACAGAAACGGGTCGAGGCCGAGCGTGGTCTTCTTCTTCTCTTCCAGCTGCTTGATGAGGGAGGTGAGCGACTCGGTCGAGTAGTTCTCCTTCACCATGTTGCGGAGGCCTGCGAGCTTGAGCGCCTCGCACACCTGCGAGCGGGTGACGCCCTGCATGGGATAGGCCCACGGCTTGCGCCGGGGGAAAACGGTGACGCCGTTGAGACCGACGTTCTTCATGCCCGCCGCCGCCAGCCAAGCGAGCAGCGACGGGGCCATGGCCTTGGTCAGGGCGATCAGTTCATCGAGGCGCGCCTTGACTTCGCGCATTTCGAGCGAGAGTTCGATGTAGCGCCTGAGCGCCTGATATTCGGGGCTCTCGTTAAGCGAGGGCATGAACGGCTCCTTTCGTCTTCAGTTCCTGAAGGACGCTGTCGACCAGATCGCGGCGCGCCTCGACCGCGTGGAGCACGTATTCGTCGACTGTGCCCCGGGCCTGCAGGTGGATGAACAGGCAGGGCCGCTGCTGCGGCGGGCGGCGGATGCGGGCGCGCGACTGCAGGTATTTGTCCAGCCGGAAGCCGATGCTGTAGTAAATCGCGACGCGGGCGCGCGTCATGTCCACGCCCTCGCTCCCCGAGTCGATCTGCGCGGCCAGCACGTAGGGCCAGCCCGGCTGCTTCTGCCAGCCGGTCAGTTCGTCCTTGTCGCCCGAGAGTTCGAGCGAGCCCAGTTGGAGCTTGGCCGCGACGCGGTGGACGGCTTCGAGGTCGCTCTTGAAGCGGCAGAAGACGACCACCGGCTCCCGTAAGTCTTCGAGCAGTTCTTCGAGCAGGTCTTCCTTGGCGCGGTCGACGGGCTTCAAGGTCCTTGACTCGTCGGGCGCCCAGCCCGAGGTGATCTGTTGCAGACGCGTCAGCTTGACCATGGCGTTGGCGGCGGTGACGAACGCGGACTCGGAGATCCAGGCGATCATGTCGCGCTCCATGGCGGCGTAGATGCGCTGGCCGTCCGGCGAGAGGCTCGCCCAGCGGACCTCGTCCATCTCGGGCGGCAGGTCGAGCACGCTCTCGTCGACGCGGTAGGCAAGCTCGCGGAAGCGGCGTTCGAGGTCGTCGAGGTCCTTCCAGCTTTTGACCTGCTTGTCGAAGTAGCCGCCCATCACGGCGTACCGCATTTTGAATTGGGCGAAGGTGGGATCGAGATGGGTGTGATCGAGGAAGCGGAACTGGCCCCAGATGTCGGTGGGCTCGTGCGGCATCGGAGTGCCGGTGAGGCCGAGCCTGCGGCGCGCCACTTGGCCGAGGCGGGCCATGTAGAGGGAGGTGCGTCCGCGCGGCTCCTTGATGCGGTGGCAGTTATGAACTAACAGGCCATTGGCGAAGTAGTTGCCGGTTCCGGTTTCGACGTTAAAGACGCGATAGCGATTTGGATCGAAGTCGTCACAGATGACAGATGGTTGAGGATTTGCCAATTCCAGAATCGAATAACGGTCCATCCGCGCCGGGCGAGAATCCCTTCCTTCCTTCGATCCTGCTGCTTGACCTTCAATGCTTGGTGGCTGTGGCCGTCCACCTCGATTGCCAAGCGAATCGCCGGAAGCGCAAGATCCGCTTTCAGGCAGTCCGGTTTGCATCCAGTCGGAATCGGGTATTCCATTACGCAGCCGGGAAGCGCCTGAAAGAGCATTTGCTGTGGTATTGTCGGGCCTGCTCCATTGCCGCCGGTCAGCGTCGGGAAGCCCATGGCTCGTAGCGCTTCCGTCGCCTTCCGCCTGTTCTCCGGGTTTTTGATCGGGTTGTGGTCGGAGGCGAGATGGGCAGTAAGTTTTTGCTGTACGTCCGGTCTCTCTCGCAACTTCTTCATTAGCTTGCGGGATGACTCTCGCCTGCGTTCCGTGTTGAGCGTCTTCACATATTCCGGGCGCGACATGCGCCATTGCGCTGAGCATTTTGGACTGCAAAATCTGCCCCGGTTCGGGCGTGGTTTTTGAAACTCGCAATGGCACCACTCGCAGTTGGTCGTCAATGAGGCGGACCCCATAATGCTCCTTTCTAAGTTGGGAGACTGGCAAATAGCCTTGGCTCTCCGTCCACACCGGATGTTCGGAAGTCATGGTCGTTTGCCCGACGGAATACTTCGGGCCTGTGTTGAAGTTTTGAAAGGTTGCGGTGACGGTCGTTTTGACAAGCCGCTGCTGTTGGTGGTCAAAGCCGAGAACGGCATCCCCGGTTTTAAGGGTCTCAATCGGCCTGTGGCCTTCCGGCGTGTTGATCATCGTGCCAGCAGGCACGCATTCGTCCGCGATCACCATGTCCCACGGGCGGGCCGCGCTCCAGCCCGCGAAGGGCTGGATGCGCGCGCTGTCGTAGTTGATGATCAGCGCGAGGCGCCGGACGAGCGGGCGCTCGTCGCTCCAGGCGAGCCAGCGCCGGGCCTCGGTCAGCTTGCGCGCGCCGCCGTCGATCCCGTCGCCCAGCGGGACCGGGCGGTAGGCGGGCGCGAACCGGGCCAGCTGGGCCATCCACACGTCCACCACGCGCAGCGGGCAGACGATGAGCATCTGGCGCGCGTCCTGGGCCAACGCCAGTTCGCAGGCCACGCGGGTCTTGCCTGCGCCCATGACCATGGCCAGCATGACGCCGTAGAGCTTGCGCAGGAAGCGCTCTATCGCGAAATCGAAGGCGGCGGTCTGGTGATGCCAGCGCTCGGGGAGGCGCTCGGTCATGGCCGCTGCTCCATCGCAATCGTCAGCAGGAGGAGCACCTGTAGCTCAAATGAGCCATAGGGGGCGTCGCGGTTCCGCAGGCGATGGACCAGGACTCTCAGGACCTGACCGTAGAGGAGGGGGGAGCGCAGCCAGCGGCGCAGGGCTTCGATCTGGACCGCCAAAAGCGGGTCTTTTTCATAATTTTTAGCTTTTTCTTGTATATTTGAGAAAGCAGTGGAGTCGGGCATGTACCGGATGTCCTTCCCGCCATCCAACTTCCGGGCGGAAGCAATCTGGATGGCATTTTCGGAGACGTTCTCGATTCTGCGCCCGATTGCGGGTTGGTGTCAATAGGGGAACTTGCAATCAGAACGAAGTGACTAAAAATTGTCAAGCGCACAGACGAACAGACAAACAGACAAACAGACAAAGAGGGAAAAACCTAAACCATGAGACAGAAGACGAAATTAGGCAGCGGGCGGAAGAAAGCGCTCGTGAAGCCGCCGACGCCGCCCGGCCCGGCAAAAGAGAAGACGCAGATCACGCTGCGCCTGGACAAGCAGTTGATGAATGCGGCGTTCGCACTGATCAAGCAGGATAACTCGCGCATCACTAACATAGTGGAGCGCGGCCTGATGCTGGCGCTGGCTGAGGCGGAATACCTGCCCAGACTGACCAGCCGGGTTCGCTTTGTGGTGAACAACGCCACGCGCGAACAGGAGCGGAAGTTTCTCGGGCTGGCCATTCGCATGGTGGAGTCCGAGGTCCGTAAAGACAAGGCTTCGGAGTATGAGGCCAAGATCGTTGAGTTGCTCGACTGGTATATCGAGGGCGGCAATCTGGTTCAGCATGCGCAGGACGCGCTCGATCTTTATGCGCGTTTTGGCAGGTCGCCGGAAGAGGCCGCGACCGCGAAGCTGAGGGCGTAAGATGCCGGTTCTGGATGATGAGAGCCAGCGCATGCTGCTTATCGATGCGCGCTTTGCGCGCCTTGAGTGTGGCTGCGGTCGGATTCCGGCGCGGGACTACTGCCGCAGCTGCGACGAGTTCTATTGGATACACGCGCCGGGTTGCAAACGGGGAGAGAAAGGGAAGCACGACGGCCATCGGCTGACCATCGTGCCTTTCGTGGATTGCAGGTTGAGGTAAAATAACCAACCCGCACTCGCTCGGGCTATAATCTCCGACAGGATGAACAAGGCCCGGCGTGAGGAAAAAGTGCATCAAACGATGCACGAGTACAAGCACGGCGAGCTTCACAGCGGATCGAAGAAAGGGCCGCTGGTCAGGAGCCGGAAGCAGGCGGTCGCTATCGCGCTGAGTCAGGCGCGGAGGACGAAGTGACCCCTGCTCCGGTCTTTGACGTGGCCGAGATCGCGCAGGAAGCGAGCGAGCGCGCAGGCGTCGAGTTCCGCTCGGGCTACGCGCTGCGCTCGGCCCGGCGCGCGATGGAACTGCTGTTCATCGAGTGGGCCAATCGCGGCCTCAATCTCTGGACCGTTGATGGTCCGACAACTATTGATCTAACGCCCGGCGTGTATCGGTACAGCCTGCCGGAAGACACGGTCGATCTGATCGAGCACAACATCCGCACGTGGCCGCCCGGCAACGGCGGTTGGGACGCGGAATGGGACGGCCCGTCTGACGATTTCGATTGGAGCGGCAATCATCCCTCGGATCTGCCGCTGACACGCTTCACGGTTTCGAGCTACGCCGCCATTCCGAACAAGCTGGCGCGGGGCCGACCGAGCGTCATCTCGATCCGGCGCCTGATCCAGCCTTACTTCCTTCTATGGCAGGTTCCCTCGGATAGCCAGTTCTATCAAGTCGTCTACTGGCGGCTGCGCCGGATCGCGCCGCTTCAGCCGGGCGGGACGGCGGTCCCCGAGATCCCGTGGCGCTTTCTGAACGCCATCGTGGCGGGCATGGCGTTCTACTTCGCGCTCAAATCGACGGACCCCAAGGCGCTCGCCAAGGTGCAGCTGCTGAAGGGCGAGTATCAGGAGCAGTTCCAGTTGGCCAGCGACGAGGACCGCGACCGGGCCTCGTTCCAGTTCGTGCCTTTCGATTACAGCTTCATCAGGTGATGAGATGGCGGTATCACCCAAATTCGCATCGGGCCGGTACGCATGGGGAATCTGCGACCGCTGCGGCATTCGCTCGCACCTGCTCGATCTGCGCGTCGAGTCCACCATGGGGCGGCGCAACAACCTGAGGACCTGCGCAGTCTGCTGGAACGACGACCATCCGCAAAATTTCCTCCCTAAGTATGTACAGAACGATCCGCAGGCGCTGCGCGACCCGCGACCGGATACGGGGCTTGCGCAGAGCAGGGCCTTGGTCCCGCCGGGCAACTGGATCAACGGCCAGCCGCCCAGCCAGCGGGAACTGGACCAGCGCTGGATCGAGTGGCAGCTGGCGCGGCAAGCGGAGCGCGATTTGTGGCGCATGCAGGAAGAGCAGCAACGGTTTCGGCAAAGGAGTTTCTTATGAGAATCAAGGGCGGTACTCGCCATTTTCAGGACGGCGGCGCGAACTTCTTTGCGCCGCAGCAGCAGATGGGCCAACTGCCGCCGCAGCAGCAGATGGGCCAACTGTCGCCGCAGCAGCAGGCCGCGCAGGCCTGGATGGGCGGCGGCGGGCCGCAGAGACCGATGAGACCGGGGCCGCCGCCTCCCGGCGGTCCTCCTGGCGGCATGATGGGGCCGATGGCTGGCGGGCCGCCTCCCGGCGGTCCTCCCGGCGGCGCGATGGGGCCGATGGCTGGCGGGCCGCGCCCTCCGGGTCTTCCTCCGGGGGCAGGCGGGATGCCTCCTGGCGCGGGGATGCCTCCCGGCGGTGCGATGGGGCCGATGGCTGGCGGGCCGCGCCCTCCGGGTCCTCCTCCTGGGGCAGGCGGGATGCCCGGCGCGGGGATGCCTCCCGGCGGCGCTGGGTTGCAGCAGCCGATGGCGGCGCGCGGGCCGATGCCTCCGGGCGGAATGCAGCCGGGCGCTCCTCCTCCTGCAACGCCGGGCGGGGCTCCGGGCGGCGCTGGCAACATGATGGGGGCGATGCAGGGGCCGCCTCCAGGTCCAGGCGGCATGATGGGGCCGATGCAGGGGCCGCCTCCAGGTCCACCTCCAGGGATGCGTCCTCCTGGCCCGCCTCCTGGCCCGCCTCCTGGCGGCGCCCCCGGCGGTCCTCCTCCTGGCGGCGGCGGGATGTTTCAGCAGGCATTGGCGCAGCAAGGCGCGATGGGCCCGCAGCAGGCGCAGTTGCAGCAGGCATTGGCGCAGCAAGGCGCGATGGGCGCAATGATGCCGCCCGGCATGGCCAAGGGCGGCAAGGTGCGCACGTTCGACTCGACCAAGGCCGCGCCGGGTAATCTCGCCACGCACCCCGGCAAGGGTAAATTCGCCAAGGGCGGCGTGTTGAGGCGCAAGCCTCCCAAGAAGGTCGAGGCGAAGAGGCAGGCTCCGCAACCGCCTCCCGATGAAGATGTCGGTCCAGCCCCGAGCCTCGCCAGCGCGCCCGTGATTCCGGCTGCGCCCGCCGGTCCCCCTCCCGCTCCTATCGGTCCCCCTCCCGGCATGGCCGAGGGCGGCGAGGTGCACGGCAAGAACTGCAAGTGCGAAGAGTGCGCCAAGCGCATCGGTGGCGCGATCAAAAAGGCCAAGGGCGGCGAGTGCGACAAGATGGCGGCGGGCGGCGTGGCCAAAGTCAGGAGAGGCTTCCCGAACACCAACAAGGCCCCCGGAAGGATGAAGCGGTTCGCCAAGGGCGGCGCGGTGCGCGGCTCGGGCGCGGCGACGAAGGGGACCAGATTCTCGGGGATCTTTTAAGCGAGGTTGGATGAACTACGAAGACTTGCGCGCCGCCATCCAGCTTTACAGCCTGGACTTCGAGCCGAGCTTTGCGTCGAACATCGATCTGTTCATTCGCTTGGCCGAGGCGCGCCTGCGCTTCAACGTGCGCCTGCCGAACTTCCGCAAGGATCTGCCCGGCACGCTGAACATTGGGACGCAGTCCTGGGCTGTGCCTAATGATTTTCTCGCGCCGGATTCGTTGACGGTGGTGGGTAACGATGGCTCGCTGAACACGCTGGAAAACAAAGATCCCGAGTTCATCGATGCCTGCTATCCGTCTCGGAGCATAAGGGGGTTGCCGCGTTTTTACGCCTTGTTGAACGAGAGCGTTTTCAAGCTGGGGCCGACGCCCGATTACGCTTACTCGGTGACCCTCGGCTATTTCTACGAGCCGGTCTCGATTACCGTTGCCCAGAACGGGACCAGCTGGCTGGGCGATCACTTTGAGCATGCGCTGATTTCGGGCAGCTTGGTCGAGGCGGCGAAATACATGAAGAGCGAGGATAACCTTTACCAGCGTTTCGATGCGGCCTTCAAGGAAGACCTCTCCATGGATCTTCACCACGCCAAGGGCCGCACCAAGAAGGATACCTATCAGGAGCCGGATCAGCGCATCCCGGCATAGCTTATGGCTTCTTCCTCTTTTACGCCAAACCTCGGCATCGAAGAACCCGCGACGGGCATGTACGCCAACACGTGGGGCAACGTGGCCAACCGCAGCTATCGGGTGATCGACGCGGCCATCGGCGGCAATGCGTCCATCAATCTCACCGGCTCGGTGGCCACGCCGCAGTCGCTGAGCACGGCGCCGGGCGCCGATGTCGCCCAAGGGCTCTATCCCCTGATTCTCTGGACCGGCCCGCAGTCGACTGCGGGCGGCGTGCGGATCACGCCCGCGACGGAGCAGCGGCTTTATGTGATGTCCAACCAGACGGCTGCGCCGATCACCTTCTCGCAGTCGGCGGGCGGAACGTCTTTCATTTTGCAGCCCGGCTACGCCGCGCAGATTTACTGCGACGGCGGCGCGGGCGGCGGCGCCGCCAACGTGGCGGCCTCTCTCGCCAACCCGCAATTCAACAATCTGCTGGCTCAGGGCAATGTGCAGGCCAACGGCAACCTGCAGGTCGACGGCAACCTACAGGTCAACGGCAACCTGCAGGTCAGCGGCGTGGTCGGCCCTCTCAATGCGACGTCGCTCGGCTTGGGCTCTCCGACCAGCGTGCCCGATGCGTTGACGATCAATGGTCTGGGCTCGGGGAACATGTGTCAGATCCGTCTGGTGGAGGCGGTCAACTCGAACTACGGCGTGCTCCTGCGGAACGACGGCAACAGTTTTTATATCTTGGGGACCGCTGCGGGCAACCCGTACGGCAATTGGACCTCGGCTCCTTTCAGCATCGCGCTTGCGACCGGCGCCGTGAGTATGGGCGGAATCACCACGGGCACGATCTCTGCGAGCGGGGCGATCTCCGCGAGCGGGGCCGTTAGCGGCGCCTCCCTCTCCGCGAGCGGGGCTGTTAGCGGCGCTTCTCTTTCGGTGAGCGGGGCCATCAACGGCAATTCGCTGACGGTGGGCGCTTCCATCATCGTCGATTCGGGGGCGACCAACAACAACCAGATCGACATTGCGTTTGGCGGCGCGTCGGGCGAGGGCATCGGGTCGAGCCGGGTGGGCGCGTCGAACCTGGATGGCCTGACGTTCTTTACCGGCGGCGCGGCGCGCGTGTACATCACCAACGGGGGAGCAGTCGGCATCGGCGTGAGCCCGGATCAGGCGCTGACCGTGGGCGGCTGGGTTCACTCTACGGCGGG